AGATGGTTCCAGTATCGGTGATACTGGTCTCCCTTCTAATTCTATAGATGGTTCCAGTATCGGTGATACTGGTCTCCCTTCTAATTCTATAGATGGTACCTCTTCATAGTTTATCGGATGCCCGAAAAAGGGTGGTGTTATTTCCACGAAATTTTTTTTAGCACTAAAGGACTTTACTTTATCATTATATCTTGAAAATACAAAATGATTATAATAATTACTATTATTACCCATTATAAGTCCTAATACTAACGGCGGCTTGTCACCATCACACATACTTTTCAGACCCTCGATATCAAATCTGGACGGGACCCCCCTTGAATATAATGTACCAAACCAATCTTCTAATTCTTTCGTTTCTTTAGTATAATGAGTTAATACTACAATATTGATTTCCAGCCAATGTGAAATTACACACAGATCTAACTCTCCCCCCCAAAAGCTTGGACCATTTAGTAATTTGCCATAATTTTCAATTTGTATGTATTTGACCTCGCCGGGCCCTGATGGAACATGATGATCTAATTCCTCCTTAATTTTGTCAGTAAGAGGTACTCGCGGCGCCGCCGTCTCATCTAATAACATTTTTTTCAAATGTTCAATAATTATAGTTTTTAGCTCCGTTTGATAACTATTAGTAGCAAATCTCGTGGGGTCAACATCCTTTGTTAACGCTCCAGATATAGCAGTAAATAAACAAGATCCGTCAGGTATTGCTTGATACCAGTCTAATGGCCAACCATATTTTTCAGAAAAATCGCATAGTGTTTTGAGATCATTATTCCATTCGGTATATTTATCGTTAATATTGGTGTCTTTACATTTCCCTCCCACCATTTCTTTTTTATCTGAATCACCGTAAAAACTATATTTTTCTGGTACACCTCCTCCTTGAACTTGTGCCTCATTTTTTATGATCTTAAAATTACTATTTAGAGAACGTATTACTTTTGGATCGGTATCTATTGGAGGATTTAACTTCTGTAAGTTTTGCAAAGATTTTTTATCTTTTAGTACAAATTGACACATGTCCAGATTTGGACAACTTGCTACTGCCGTAGAATAGATTACCTTATGGACTTCGGCCGGGTCGGTAGAACTATCTATTGTAGGTAATTCTGTATAACTTATTAAATCTTTATCTATATTATATAAAGTTAATATTTTTAGTAATTTATTATATCCTATTATACCTAGTTTTGAATTTGATACAATTTCTATAGCAGATGTAATATCTATAACACTTTCGTCTGTGGAATTATTACGTAACAATTTTTTTTCTTTAGCTTCTTCTTTTTTATTTTCTTCTTCTTCTGCTTTTAATTCTTTACCTTTTTTAACACCTTCCTGAATTTTTGCCTCAAATTCCCCATCATCACTCGACTCGAAAATTTTCGTAATTATTTCCGGATTAGTTTTTTCTAGTTTTAATAAATAAGGTTTTATATCACTATTACTTTGGATTGCCACAGCTTGTTTAAGGTGTTCTGCATTTTGGATATTTTTATATGGAGTTTTTTCGAGTAGTTTTTCTGCGCGCGCGTAGTGATTTTTTAATTTATCATATACGTTTTTCATCATATCCTCACCCTTAAAAATTTTCTCCCTTATTGATGAGTATTGAGATTCAGCTTTTATTGCCTGTTTTATATCTCCTTCGTCATTCTCATCATACTCATTAAATGAGTCGTTATTTTGGTACATGCTATCCAAATATTTATTTAAAACCTGGTCTTCCATATATTATAATTAATAAAAAAAAAATATATTTATATTTTATAATGAATATTACTTGTGATTGTAAAACTATTACTATTATGATTATTTTAGCATTATTATTGGCATTACTATTCGGTGTATTAATATTCAGAGTTAATAAACAGAAAAAAGAAGATTGTGGATGTGATAATCCAGATTAATACTTAAATATTAAATAATAGATTTATTATAGATTATTAATATGTCAAAAGGTAATAAAGGTTTTGTTAATTATGGTAATACTTGTTATTTGAATTCAGCACTTCAATGTTTATCACATATTAATAATATTAATGATGATAAATTTAAAGAACAAGTTACAAAATATAAGAAAAATGATACACCATTACTAGATGCATGGTTTAATATTCAAGAAAAAATATGGTCTGATGACGATAATGAATCTATAGATACAATGGAATTTATAGAAATATTTACGGATAAATGTAGAGAAAATAATATCACATTAGATTGGCATGAACAAAATGATTCATCCGAATTTCTAACACATTTTATGGAATTTATACATAATGAAATTTCTAGAAGTATTACAATGAATATTAGTGGAGATACAACTAATAAATTAGATGAATTATATCAGAATAGTTTAAATGTATATAAACAACATTATAAAAATAATTATTCTTGTATTATTGAAGATTTTTATTCAAGTCAATTTAGTTTAACAGAATGTCCTAGATGTAAATATAAAACAGATAATCATGAACCTGTACAAACAATAATATTAACTTTACATCCACATTATACTTCTTTAATTGAATGTATTGATGAATATACAAAATTAATTACTTTAGATGATGATGGACAATGGTTATGTGATGATTGTAATGAAACAGTCAATCCAAATAAAAAAACTATATTCTGGAGTTTTTCTCCAATTTTAATTTTTGTAATAAAAAAATATGATGAAAATCACGTATTAGAAAATTTTATAAATTATCCTAAAAATTTAGATATGAATAAATATTGTTTAAATTATAAAAAAAAATCAACTAAATATGAATTACAAGGATTATTTACACATATAGGTGGTTTAAATAGTGGCCATTATTATGCCATTTGTAAAAATAATGCTGATAATAAATGGCATAAATATAATGATGAACAAGTATCTGATGTAAATGATAGCGAATTATTTAATAATCATCCATATTGTTTATTCTATAAAAGAGTATAGTATTGATTATACTAATTATCTCCAAAAGTGTTCATCTTCAACTAATTCACCATCAGAATTATCTTCTTTTATATCATTATAATCTTCTGTTAAAATAATTTGTGTGAAAATAAATTCTGTTAAACTATATGATTCATTTTTATGATTAAATATATCATTTGTAAATCCATATGATATATTTTTAAATTCACTAAATAAATCTATTATATCTGAGGAATACATAGTTTCGAAGTACTCAAAATTATTATCATATTTTATTTTATCTGAATCTTTATTTAAAATATAATTATCAAATAAAAAAAATACAAAATTATCTAAAAAAGTTTCCTCATCTGTAATTAATTTAAAGTCATCCTCATATTTTTCAATAAATATGATTAACTTTTCAATTAAATAATTAATCATATCAATATTATTATCAATCCATAATGTTTTATTCATATTTATCTATAAAACATTTTATATTATATTTAATATTAATTAACGAATCACCAGAATTAATAATATAATAGATTTATTTATTTAAATTGGTATATTAATGTCCTACAGATGCTACAGGTGCTTCATATACTGGATTGGTAACTTGTACACTCACTCCTGTATTTTGAGTAATTTTAATTGTATAATATATAAAAATTGAAACAATTAATATACTTATTGGTTGGAATAAATTATATAATAAATCAATTATATAATCATATTTTGTTGCTTTATCACCTTTTGAACCTTTTACAGGTCCCTTTAATGCTTTTTTAACATTTTTAGAATTTAGAGTTTTAACTAAATTATAAAATAAATATCCATATGATACAATGAATATAATACTTACTAAAAATCTTAATATAAATTCTGTATTATTTGAATTACCACTTCTGAATCCATCTATTAAAATAACATAACCAAATATCAGAGTTGCTATGGGTAATACATTATTTAATACTTTATAAACAGTGTTTCTGGATGAATATTTTTTACCTTTTTTTGTTCGAAACTTTTCACTGAAAAAATATAACCATAACATTTCAACTAATAAAGTTAATACAACATATATAATAGATACCATTAATACATGAGGATATCTTTTACTGGGATCTAATTGTACTTTAACTAATGTAAATGCTATAATACCAAATATTAAATAAGAATATGATAATCTAAATAAATCATCTTTTTCATAATTATCAAAGAAACTATCAGATTTTTTCGGTTTAGATGTATTGGTCCTTGATGGTGTTGTAGTGCCTGGATTACCTTCAATAATTGAACATAAATTACCCATTTATATATATTATAATATAAAAAAAAATATATTATAAATTATAAAATAAATGAGAAAAACTAATATAAGAATAAATGGAAAATTTTTAGCAAAAAAAGATGATAATTATTATTTATCTAATATAGATGAATACGATGATTGGATTAAATTAGAGGAAATTCCTAAATATGATAATGTTACAGAAGAATATAATAAATTATCTAAGGAATATGATATATATGAAAAAGTAAATTTTATTACTGGTCAATCTGGTGGATGATCATCATCTTCAAAGGTGCAATCTGGTGGTGGATGAGGGATGTCTTTTAAAAAAGTGCAATCTGGTGGTGGATGAGGGATGTCTTTTAAAAAAGTGCAATCTGGTGGATGAGGACCACCTCATGCTAAAAAATAATTAAATACTTTATATTATTTACCATATGATATATATATTTGAAATTTGAAATATATATTGACAGTGTAAATAAACATATATAAAGAATATTTTATTATAAATAAAAAAATGAAATTACTTATTAAACCTACAGATGACTATGTAAAAACACTATATAATAATCATGAACATTACAATGAAGGTGATAGCGGATTAGATTTATTCTGTCCAGAAGAAATTGTAATTGAACCAGGTGTCACAAGGAAAATTGATTTACAAATTCAATGTGAAGCATTATCTGATTTAGATTCTGATAAAAATGTATCATATTATTTATATCCTAGATCATCTATTATTAAAACTCCATTAAGATTATCTAATTCGGTAGGTATAATTGATGCAGGATATCGTGGTAATATTATAGCATGTGTGGATAATATTAAAAATATAGCATTTAAGATAGAAAAAGGTACTAGATTATTTCAGATATGTGGTCCTACATTAGAACCTATTGTATTTAGATTAGTTGAAGAATTATCTAATACACAAAGAGGATTAGGTGGATTTGGAAGTACAGGTCAATAAATTTGATTTTAAAAATAATTTATTAATAAAACAAACAATATGGATAAACAATCTGTTCGTGTAAATAAGGACACAATTAAATTTGTGAATAAAACATATGAGAAACTATCTATACTAAAATGCTTTAGAGAAAGTCTAAGATATTTCAATTATGACAGTGATGACGAAGTAATTGATGAAAATATTGATAAGGTTTACGAACTATTAGATGAAATATATTTTAAGAGTATTGAAAAGAAATCAACTTATCTAGTAAAAAAAGATGAATTGAAACCTAGAAAATTAGTATTTGATGATGATCATGAAGAAATCGTAGAACCTATTACACCATCACCCCGTAAAAATATACTAGAACATGTATTAGAATATTCTTCTTCATCTGATGATGATGATGATGATGATGATGATTCAGAGGAAGAATATGAACAGATTAATCTAGTTCATTAATACAATCAACATAATCAGTTTCTTTAGTAGGAACCCATTTATTAAATTCTTTATTTAGATAACATTCAACATTAACATCTTTTTTTGAACTAGTTAATTCTTTTAACCATTTTGATGTTTTAATATTAGGAATAGAAGCATGACTATGTTTAATAATAGAATCTTTGGTTTCATTATTAAGATATAAATCAAATATTTCTGGTTTCAAACTTTTAATTATTCTGAATGAGATATTTTTATTTTTAGATTTTCTATAATTTATATTTTTATATTCTGTATCATTAAAGAAATATAAAATTTTAGCATATGAACTTTTAAGAGGAATAAAATATAATCCTCTTACTCTATAATTTAAATTAGGTATAAATTCATTTAAGATATAATCAATATCAGAATAATCAAAGAATCGTTTAATCATAATTGGACAAATATTACAGAATGAATCATTGATATATTCATTCATAAATATATTATTAATAATATTCATTCTTTCTATGATTTGTTTAGAAAATATAGAGGATCCATTATGAGAATATATATCTGATATTAATAGGAACCATTTTTCATCATTATCTTTTAATAATTCTGTTTCGAATAATGTACCATTAAAGATATTATCATTAAATCTATAATGGACAAGAAATATTTTAGGATATGAATATCCATCTTTAATTTTTTTATCGATTAGAAAACAATAACTAACATCATTAATTTGAGTGCAATAAAGAAGATAAGGAGAACCAATAGTTTTTAAACATAATAAATGAGGATTATTAAAATTCTTTTGAAATTGTTCATTATACATTTTAGCATATCTATTTTTATATGTGATATTAGTTTTATTAAATAAATCATCTAAAATATGTTTTTTGACTTCATTATTAGTAACATTATCAATTTGTTTATTACAGAAACTGGTTTTAGTAAGTGCTTTCGTATCCATATTTATTATATTTATATAATAATCTTTAAATCAAATTTATATATTTAAATACATATTAATAAATTAAATATGGAAACGATTAAATGTCGTAATTGTGGAAACAAGGGTCATAAATTAAGAAAGTGTAAATTTCCTAGATTAAGTTATGGAATAATATTATTTAATAAAAATAATGAAATTGTATTAATAGAGAAGAAAGATTCTATATCATATATTGAATTTATTAGAGGAAAATATTCTGTAGATGATTCAGATTATATACAATTATTAATTAATAGGATGTCTATAATAGAAAAAGAAAAAATAATAAATAATGTATTTGAAGAATCATGGGATAATCTTTGGTACAATAGTAATAATAAAAAAGAATATGATATAAGTTTTGAAAAATATAATACTATAATTAAAAATGGATTACTAAAAGATTTAATAAAAAAAACAAGTAAAGATTTTGAATATAATGAATGGGAGATACCTAAAGGTAGAAGAAATATAAATGAATCTAATAAAGAATGTGCCATAAGAGAATTTGAAGAAGAGACAAATATTAATATAAATGATTATAATTTATATGATAATATTTTACCATTTGAAGAAAGTTATACTGGTTCAAATAATATAGAATATAAAAATGTATATTATATTGGAGAATTAAAAAATAATGTCGTATTAATCATAGATGAAAATAATGGAAATCAAATACATGAAGTAAAAGATATAAAATGGATTAGTAAAAATAATTATAAAGATTATATAAGAGATTATAGTGATTATAAATTAAAAGTAGTTGAAGAAACATTTAAATTTTTGTATAGTGATTATAAAAATAATATAATTTTATAATATATATATATGTCTAATTCAGAAGATAATATAAGGGATCGTTTAGAAGGATTATCAATAGAAGAATTATATGAAGAATATAAAAAATGTAAAATCACTATCAATGAAACAGATGATCCTAAAATAAAAGATGATAATAAAATTATAATACAAGATATAAAAATAATATTAGATGATAAAGAATTAGATGAAGATCAATTAAAAGAAATATATAATAGAAAATATTTATCATATCCGGATTATAATAATCCTAATTTTAATGAAGATATATCTAAAAAATTAGAATTCAATAGTAATAAAATATATTTTGAACAACAAACAGCATGTGGTAAAGAAAGTTTTGAATTAGGTAATCATCAAAGGATGTTAAAGAATTTTGTGAATAAGAAAACACCTTATAAAAGTTTATTAATATTTCATGGTGTAGGTGTAGGTAAAACGTGTTCAGCTGTAACAATTAGTGAATCATTTAGAGATATATATGTAAAAGAAAATAATAAAATAATAGTTTTAAGAAAAGGCGGTCTAGGACAAGGATGGAAAAATACAATATTTGATCCAAGTAAAGGTGAAAATCAATGCGCAGGCCATGAATTATTTGATTTTATAAATGAAAGAAATGGTTTTGAGAAGAAGGATAAAGCTTCAGTTAAAAGAGATGTTAATAAAATAATAAAAAATTTCTATGAATTTTATGCTTATCGTGAATTTTCAAATAGTATAGATAAATTAATTAAACATTGTAATACTGAAGAAGAAGAAAGGTTTATTATAAATAGATCATATTCAAATAGATTATTAATAGTAGATGAATATCATAATTTAAGATCTGATGTAAGTGAAATAAGTGAAGATGAGAATACCCGAAAAAAAAATAAAAAGGAAAATAAAGAGAAAAAAAAAGCATTGAAAAACTTAAATAAAATAGTGAAATATTCTGATAATTTAAGAATAATATTATTAACTGCAACACCTATGTTTAATTATTCTGATGAAATATTTAATCTATTAAATTTATTATTATTAAATGATAATAGACCAAAAATAGAATATAAAGATTATATTAAAGATGGAAATATTAATCAAGATGGATTAGATATTTTATCTAAAAAATTTAGAGGATATGTATCATATTTACGTGGTGAAAATCCTATTAATTTTCCTATTAGAATATATCCGACTGATTATAAAGATCCTTTAGCATTATCACCAAATGATACACCTAAAAAAGATTTATTTAATAAATCTATAGAAGAAGGTTTGAAATTTTTAAACACATATAATGATATGTTGCAAGGTGTACAAAAAAAAGCATATGAATCAATGCTAACTAAATTAGATAAAGATAAAAAAATAGGTATACAGGATTCAAATATTACACAGATATGTAATGTATATTATCCGTCAAAAAAAAAAGAATATGGTGAAGAAGGATTTAATAGTGTTTTTGCTGTTTCTAAAGGAGGATATAAATATAAAGAAGGAGTTGCCCCTATTTTAAGTTATAAATTAATAGATAATCATTCAATTAAGATTAAAAATATTATAGATAATGTAATAGATTCAGATGGTATTATATTTATATATTCTGAATATATCTGGGCTGGTGCAGTACCTATGGGAATAGCATTAGAACATATAGGATTTAAAAAATATGGTAATAATAATTTATTAAATTATGATGATAAAGGTAAGGAAAAAAAAGAAGGTAATTATATTATATTAAGTGGTGATGGTAAAATATCTAGTAATAATGATGAAGAAATAAGAGTACTAACATCTGATGATAATAAAGATGGTGAATTAATTAAAGTAGTAATAGGTTCATCTATTACTGGTGAAGGAATGGATTTTAAAAATATTAGACAAATTCATATATTAGATCCGTGGTGGCATTTAAGTAAATTAGAACAAATTATAGGACGTGGTATTCGTTATTGTTCACATATTGGATTACCCGAAGAGGAAAGAAATGTTACTGTATTTTTACATACAGCTACATGTGATGGTAAAGAAACAATAGATCATTATAATTATAGAAGAGGTGAAAGTAAATCATTTGAAATAGGTAAAATAGAAACTATTTTAAAACAGAATGCATTTGATTGTTATTTATTTAAGGATGGTAATGTTATAAATAATAAAAATTTATTAAAAATAAATGTAAAAGTTTCAAAAAATACAATAAAAAATTTTAAAAAATCCATAGATGATAAACCATATTCAAAAATATGTTCATATCAACAAGAATGTGATTATTCATGTGATATAGATTCCAATAAATTAGATAAATTAGATGATTTACAAGAAATGGATATAAATTATAATGATTTAAAAATAGGTATGGATGTATCATTTACATTTAAAAAAGAAATAATCATAGGGAAAATATCTAATTTAGAATCAAACGGAGACAAAATTTTCATTACAAATAAAGTTGGCACATGGGGTCCGGTACTTTTATCTAAAATAAATATTTTAAATACAATAAATTATGATACTATCGATTTTAAATATTTTAATGATTTAAAAAAAAATATTTTAATTTATTTAAATGAATTATATAAAAAAAATAAATTTTACGGATTAAATGATATTATAGAATATATTCAATATAATAAAAATATTAATAATAAAATAATATATAATTTATTAAAAAATATTGTAGATGGGAAAGAAAAAATATATGATGAAAACAATACATTAGGATATATAATATGTAGAGGGGACACATTGTTACAAGAAAAAAATATTTATATATTTCAACCTTTATTTAATAATGATGAATCTGTACCATTATTTTATAGAAATTATATAGAAAGTAAAAATAAAATAAATATAGATATAATAAGTGATAATATAAATTCAAAATTAGATGCATTAATTATTAAGAAAAAAACCGTAATACCAGAAATAAAATATATTTTTAATAAATTAAAATCAAAATATAAAGATATAATATTAAATAATAACAGTAATATATTATATTTTTTTAAATTAGTAGATGATAAATTTAAAGATGTTTATTTTGAAAGTTGTATAGATGAATTATCATATGAAGAAAAAAAAGTATTAATTATATATATAATTAATATATATAAATATAAAGAAATAAAATTATTATCTGGAAAATTGATAAATGACGAAATAGATTATTTATCATATAATTATTTAAAAAATAATTTTATTTATCAAACAGAATCCACATTTACTTTATTTGAACATGATAAAAAAACAATTGGATATATGATAGTGAATGAAGGTGATAAAATAGAATATAATGATTTAAAAGGTGATACTTTATTAATTAATAATGATATAACAGATTCAATTAAAAAATTAAGTAAAAATGATTATGATAATATATTTAAAATGAATAAAATGTATATTTCTCCTTATTTTAATAAAAAATCAATAGATAGTAATTTTATATATACATATAAATTTTATAATATTATAAATAAATTAAGTAGGGGCGAGATAATTGGTAATAATCCAACATATATTAAAGATGGATTAATACCATTAATTAGTAAATTAGATATGAGTGAAGA